TACTTTATAAATTTTATATACTGTTAAAACAATAAGGTACTACAACACCAAGTACGCCATTGATGAAAAAAGCGAATGATATTTTGCGAAATAAGGGACAACAACACTCAAATTAATCGATCATATATTTGTGAATGACTTTTGACTAAATAATAATGATTAATAATGATTAATAATGATTTTAAATAAATAATAATAAATAATAAGTTTTTTAGAAACCCCAAATGCAAATGATTTTTAATTAAATAAGGAGGTACTACAACACGGGCCGTATACTGTTGATTAAATATTAATAATTAGTAATAAATAAAGGAACTATAACACCGATTGGCATCCTTTCTTAATTATCATAAGGAACAACAACACTAATCTTGTATTAAGGTGAATTATAATCATTAGGAATAACAACACATCTTTAAAATATAAATAAATATTAATAATTAATAATAAATAAAAAGGGACAATAACACATACGTGTACTCTTCGCATATAAGAATGACATTTAATCAAATATAGGAGCAACAACACGGTTAATTGCGATTGAGAAACGAATAAATATAAATAAATATTTAAAAATAAAGGAACTATAACACGCAAATGATCTACGGTAAGAAACTACAACACGCTCAAGGAACTTGTTTAATTATAATAAGGAACTACAACACGTCGAACGCACTAGTTTAATTATTACAAGGAACTACAACACGTCGAAGTTTAGTAAGAATAAAATATTGTTGACCCGAAAATATTAAAGTGTAATTATAAGTAGCGTTATGCCAAGAATATCCAAAAAATCTCAAGAGTTCCGCCGGATCATGGCTCACCGCTATGAAGCTGCGTGGCACGAAGTATTCTGGGAGCTTACCGAATGGAAGCAATTAGAAGTGATTGAGAACCCTCACGGGAACGAACGCACGCACCTTGAGCTTGCTAAAGCCACCCGCATCTTAGCGGAAGACGACAGTTGGGAACCTAAGAAAGACTATAGAGCAATACCAACTGACGGTAAAAAATTAAGAGAGATTATTAATAATAACATTTAACATAAAGTAAGCCATTCGCTTACGACCTTACGCCCCCTCGCAATGAGGGGGCTTTTCTTTTTATTACTATTTAATTAAAAATATTCCTTGACCAATACTTATAAAAGTATTACTATTTCTAAATGCCAGCGACAAAAGGAAGAGGGAGAGGAAAAACAAAAGGAGCAACAAGCTTTGTCACCATTTCGCTCCACGCCCTCAATCAAGTATTAAAACCCACCGCATCAGTAATGGTGTCTCGGAAGTTTGTAGAGGCTCTTGGACTTAACGGAAGCAAGGTCACTTCTAATAGCACCACCGTTAACGCCGTGAAGCAAGAAAGTGTATTCGTTAAGAATGACGAAGAAAAAGAGGAGGAAGATTTATTAGTAGATTTTTAATTAAATAATTCTTGACTCAATCTTATAAATCCATATAATAGAAGAATCATGTCCGAATCAGTTATGTTCCCAAAAGTTATAGGCCAAGCAAAGGCTAAAAAGAAATTAAGTTTTTATATTAAAAATTTTAATTCTTCATACATTTTACCTCACCTCTTGTTCATTGCGCCCAAGGGTTGCGGCAAGACGTTGATGGCAGAAGAAACCGCGAAGCTTCTCAAGCTCAGAGGGGCCGACAAGCACAAGCCAAGCTACACTGTCAACTGCGCGGGTATTAAAAACCTTAAAGGATTTTGCCAACAAATGTTGGCTCTCCAAGCTGATAACACTCACTTCACGCTTATCTTTGATGAGGCGAGCGAGCTTCCCAAGGACGTAACAATGGGTATGCTTACGATGCTTAACCCCAACGACGAGAATCGTAATCGCTTTACTTATGGAGATTATGTAATTGATATTGATTTTAAGCGTCATACCTTCATGTTCGCTACGACTGAAGCTGATAAGCTTTTCCACGCCTTGCAAGATCGTTGTACTCGCATTGATCTTGAGGATTATAATTATGATGAGCTTGGAGCTATCGTTGCTCTCTCGTTAAAGAAGGTGAACTTCCAAGGTGGCGTTCTCCCCGATATCGCATCAACTCTCCGTGGTAACGCTCGCGCTGCTAAAAAGGCTGCTACCGACATTGTGAGCTACATCAAGGGCAAGATAATGTCCGGTGCGTTGGAAAGCAGCGACAGCATCCCCTTTACGAATAAAGATTGGTGCTACTTTAAGAAGATGCTCAGTATCAACCCTCTTGGCTTGAATGAGATCGAGATACGCCTTCTCCGTGTGTTGCAAGAGAACGGTAGCTGCACTCTCACCAAGATCGCTGCAACTCTCATGCTCACCAAGACTGCGGTACAAAAAGACTTTGAAATGTTTTTACAAAAACAAAATCTCATGAGCATTGATGGACAACGCTCTATAACCAACAAAGGTATTAAATACCTCAGAGACTTAGATGAACCTGTAAAATTAGATATTAAAATAGATAGAAAAGTATTGAGTTAATTATATAAAAAACATACAATAAATAAAATGAAAAAGAAAAATGTAGAATATAAAGTTATGATGCGCGAAGATGAGAATGGTCGCGTACAAGTGGAGCGTGTCTATGAAGGCCGTGAGGTGGGTGTTAACCGCGTGGCGTGGAGACCCGTAGACAAACGTAAGTTTACTAGTAATGTTCTTAATACAGTTGAAAACTTTGTAGCTCGCTAACTGAGAGCTACTACCCCCCGACCCTTCTGGAATAGAGGCGGAAGAGAACTCCGTTCAGCGTTCATTAACTGACGCGGATTGAACACCACTAGGGTCACTTTACTTTGGAGCTACGACGCCCCGTTTTTTTATATCCTTTCAAATAATAGGAGCTATGACACGCTAAATATCTATCATATATATAAGAGTCATATATAAATAAATAAGGTACTACAACACAACAAAGATATCAACACCTGCCCTTAAGGTACTACAACACAACATAAATTTATATATCTTTATCCAGACCAAATATAAGGCACTACAACACGTGGAATTGGTAATCACATATAAATAAATAAGAATCAAATAAGAATAAATAAAGGATAAATATATAGGAATTACAACACAAGTCTGATTCGGATATTGAAAATTAATAGGAACTAAAACACAAAAAACTTTTACTATTATTATTGTTTGCGTAACTGATATAGGAATTACAACACCCTGTCGCTCCGGCAAATTATCCAAGAGGAATTACAACACCCGTGGAGATGCCTTCGCGCGTCGTCGTTTGACATAATCTAAAAAATGGGGCTGCCCCGGATTTTATCCTAGTCAAGATTAAAGTGCGAAAAAAGAGTTAAAATTAATTAAGAAAAAGCTTGTATGGAAGTTATAACTATGGTTTAATTACAACAGTTAAGCGAAACACTAACAACGAACCAAAGATAAATCCAAATGGCTAGACAAGCACTACAAACTAACAACTACGACTTCACCGTAGCCCAAACCCCTCTCTATACAGTTCAAGATGAGGACAACAAGAAAAGCGGTTGGCTCGCCAACGTTCGCCAAGATACTGGCGAAGTGTTAGGTATCTGCACTGACCGCTACGCACTTGTGCAAAATTCAGATTTGATTGACCGCGCAGAGTCGGCCTTTGCCAGCAAGGGTCTCACCAATTATGACCGCGAGGTATATGTCACTGACAACGGTTCCAAGATGCGAGCCACCTACGACTTTAAGGGTCACGACATTAAGATTCCTGCCGTGGGTGATGCAATGGGCTTTCGCCTTACTCTTCAAAATTCTTTTGACCGTTCCTTGCGCGTTTCCTTTGCGCTCGGTATGCTCCGCTTGGTTTGCACCAACGGGATGCAAACTCTAGAGAAGGAGTTTGATATGCTCAAGAAGCACTCCGCGCAACTCGATTTGGATAAGTTGCTCACTGGTGAAGCTATTGACGGTGCAATGGAGCGTTTCAAGGCTTCCGGTGATGTCTTCGGACGTTTGGCGGTTTCCAAAATCACTCAAGACGAGGGCAAAGCCGCTCTTGGCAACCTACTCAAAAAGAACGTGTTCAGCGAGAAGGTTCGCGAGGGTATCGCTCACCGTTTTGATAACCCTACCTACGAGGAGGACGGCAAGGCTGGTGATGAGCGCAACCTTTACCAACTCTACAACGCGGTAACTCAACATCTCACCGCTGACAACCTCACCGATACCTCTGGCAATGCCGTGGGTCGTATGGTGGACACTCGTTTCGAGTACGCCAACCGCATCAGTGCCAACGTCCTCAAGTCGTTTGACCGTGCTGCTACCAACAAGAACACCTTGACCGCATTGGTTGCAATGCCCAAGGTTGACGAGTCTCTTATCTCTCAAAACTAGGAGAACCCACAAAGTCCCTCGCCCCCTTTTGTTTCTTTCTGGGGCGGGGGATTTTTTTTGTCTTAAGTTCGTTTTTTTATTTGACGTTTTCCAAAAAATGGGGCTGCCCCAAATTTTATTCACAAGCAAGCTCTTTCTTTGGGACTTTAATTAAAAAAGAAATTGACTTTCTTGCGTTTATTTATTACATTTATTGCATGACGTTAATCGTAATACTCATTATAACTCGCTGTATTATCACTTGGTAAAATGAAAACCAGAAAACAACCACGCGCAAGAGTGAATCCGGAGGGGTTCATGGGTAGCGCGTCGCAAGAGCATAAAGTAAAAAAAGGCAAAGGCTCTTACAGTCGCAAACCTAAGCACAAAAAAAAGTTTGACAAGTAAACTCTGTTTGATATAATCAGCGGCAATGAAACGATACAAAGTAAAAATGCGTGAGATTTGGAATATCACGCGAGAGATAGAAGCGAATGACAAAGACGAAGCAAAACATCTTTGCGAAGAAGGCCCAGAGATAGCAAGAGAGAGAGTTGGCTCTTCTGAGTGTGAAGCATTTAATACAGTGGAGGAAATTTAAAAATGAAGATTTTAGGAATTGATACAAACGCAAAAACCCGTAAGGGCGAAAAAAGGGGATACGCTACGGCCATCTCTTATCTAGCACCAAGCAACGCCAGCGGTGTGACCAACACTTGCCCAAGCGCAAGCAAGGGCTGTCGCGAAGCCTGTCTTTTCATGTCGGGCCGTGGGGTTATGTCTCCAGTAATGGAAGCCCGCATAAACAAAACAAAGTTTTTTGTAAACGATCAACGAGCTTACATGACGCAATTGAAGAGGGAGCTAGCTGCGTTTATTAAAAGCAGCGCGAAAAAGCAAAAGACTCCCTGCTCCCGCTTGAATGGCACAAGCGATATTGCGTGGGAGAATATTCTAATCGAAGAGCAAAACATTATGCAAACTTTTGCCGGTTTGCAATTTTACGACTACACTAAACGCATTGACCGCATGAATAGTTTTCTTGACGGCGAGCTTCCCGCAAACTATCATTTAACCTTTTCTAGAAGTGAAAAGACAAAAGACGAGATTGTGAAAAGCATTTTAAAACGTGGTGGTAATGTTGCTACCGTTTACGCTGAGACGTTGCCCGTTTGGGATTTTGATGCTGAAGTGATTGACGGCGACGCAGATGATTTGCGATTCAAAGACCCACGCGGAAAAGTCGTTGGTTTAACTTACAAGCGAGCTAAAGGCGTGACCGTGGATGACGCAATCGAAAGCGGGTTTGTCATTGACCGCGTTAGGAGGCGAGCTTGAACTTTTGGTTTTTAGTTGCAATGGCGATTTTAATAATCATCGTTAAAGAGAAAACGGATACACCATGAAAATATATTACGATAATAAAGGATTTCACTGGGCTATAGGCATAGAAGGAACAAAAGCAGAAATCAAAAGACAACACACCTCTTTTTTCAATCATGGAGCGATTGGTAAATCCGCACGCTTGACGTGGATAGGAAGTAATTTCGCTTACGTGTGGACTACAGAAGAGAAAGCGAAAAAATATTTTCGCAACTCCAGCTATCATGAGGTTCTAAATGATATTGATGATGGTAAAATAAAAATACGTGAGGGAGGCGGGTTATCGACTGCCGTTAGGGTCGTTCGTAAAATTCGTGAGCGAGCGCAAGAGCGTTTCAGTGAAATGAAAAAAGAAATTTTCTTGCGTACCTGTGATAAATTCATTACGCCTTATACGATGGGAGAAATTTCACACGACTAAAACTAAATAATAAATAAACAAATAACAAATAATCCCCTACTTGGGAGCTTGAGGCCAAGGATTAATAATCGTAGCCAACAAAGCCCCAAGGGGGAAAATTTAAGTTTGACGTTTCCCAAAAAATGGGGCAGCCCCAGATTTTGTTCACAAGCAAGCTAAATCTTCTTAAGATTAATATTGACTTTGGTAATGTTTTTTAGTTTAATTCTCTCGATGAAAGGCGAAGTACAAATTTATAAAAATCTCCACAAGACGAGCAAGCAACACGAAACCGTTTATAGCGTTCGTAATGCTAAAAACATAGTAGAAGATCACGCTACCGAAGTTACCTTAATTGATCCTAAGTTCCGCGTCGGGAAAAAGGGTAGAGAAAGAGTAAGGAAGGAAAAGCGCAAAAATGTTCACGCTTATGTCCAAGGCAAAAGGATGAAAGGCGTTCACGGCCAAAGGGGCTCAAACTGGAGAAAGGTTACGTATAACCCCTACAAGCACGAAAACTTTGTTTTGGCTGATGATAATTCAGCTATAGTGACAGGCGCAGTTTTAGCGCATCTAGACGGTGAAGGCGTGTGGGTGTTGGAACCTAATTTGAGGTTCGAAAATCTTTTAGAAGTTTAGTTAAAAAAGTGTTGACTATCGAGCTAAAATTTGAGACTATCTTAATTAACAAAGCGATGAACAAGAACCTAAAAAAAGCACTGAAGGAACTCCGCAAGCGGAAGTTCGAAATCATCCAAATTAAAAACGGTATCCGCGTTTTGAATCCAGACAACAAAGCAGAAGCGTTAACCTTGCATCTCGACCACGGGAAGGACAAAGGGGCGAGCTACTTTTCTTTGCGGCGTTGGGTGCGTAACAACTGGGGCTGGGACATCGATAGATTTTAGGAAAATATCCCTTGACTTATTTAAGAAACTGCTGTATATTATACTCAAGATGAACAAAGAAGATAAAGCTAAATTAACAACGATCCTATTCGCTCAAACCGTAGCGGGATCAAGGAACGTAAAACCCATGAAACGCCTCGAAGCACTTTATAATGACATCGGCACTGTGATTAATGGCGATCAACCCAAGGCGTCATGGAGCTTAACTAAAACACCAAACCTATAAGAATTATTAATGATTAGAGTTAAAATTCAATATCGGGACATGACCGAGAGGCATTGCAAAAAATTCTGGTTGGATTACCCAGAGGAGGACAGCAACGGCTACAAATATACTACTCCAGATATTTTATCTGCGGTGTACGAAGATTGGAACAATGGAAGCGGGCGAGAATGTACTTTATTTAAGAAGCTTGAAGTTCGTTCGTTAAGTGTGGGCGATTACGTTTGCGTTCGCGGGGTGTGGCACGAATGCTTGTCAGTCGGATGGAGAAGAAATGTCCCTTGGGAAGAGGTGTTGGGCAAAGTGGAAAGGAAAGACTTTTCCGGCGTAGATGAGCCAACCGTAAAGCAAGCATTGATTAACCAACTTGAAAATGACAGGTGGTGGGAAAATACAATTAAAAATGATAATCTTCTTTGGGAAGATCACAGCATTTCACTCAGTGAGTGAATTAATAAACTAGACAATAACCTATAATTAGTATATATTCATTATATGAAGAACGGATCGTTATATTACAATAAATCCACCTCTCGCGTTGAGCGAGTAGTGGGAGAACTAAATGGTTGCCGAGTTTTCACTGTAAGCCACGGATATTCAGATTTTGGTCCAGCGCGACGAAAAGATTTGCGCGTAGCTTCAGGCGAAGAGGTTGACTCTTATCTTGAGGAAAGTGAGAACTTAAAAAATAACTCCCGCGAGCTTCAAGTGAGCCTCGCCTAGAGATTCAACTCGTTCGTTCATCATAAAATCCCCGCTGGAGGTTGGTCATTGCCTCTGGCGGGGTTTCTTATTTGACATCTATTAAAATCCGGGGCTGCCCCGGATTTTACTTACGCGCAAGTGGATAATATTTTTATAAAAATTAAAAAAAAGATTGACCATTCTCCGGGAATTTGCTTTAATTATCGCATGATGTACGACGCAGAGATTCAAGAACGCTTAATGACACTTAACCAAGCTGCCCTTGACCATTGGGGTTATGACTTTGATTCGCCAACTCTAACTTGGGATTTAAGGGGAACGGTAGGCGGTCAAGCATACTTGAATCAAAACATGATTCGCATAAACCAAGAGGCTCTTAAAAAGTATAAAGATAATTATATTAAACAAACCATCGGCCACGAGTTCGCGCATCTTGTTTCTTATAAGTCTTTAAGGCATAAAGGTCACGGGCGTAGCTGGGCAAAGGTGATGCGTTCTTTTGATTTGTTTCCTGATCGTTGTCATGATTATGATTTGACTCCCGCCAGAGTCGTTAAAAGGCAATATCTTTATGGTTGTCAAAAGTGTGGCAAAGAATTTGAATTCACCGCAATTCGTCATAACAAGATGATGAGAAACAAGTCTTTTTATCGTCACAGCATAGATGGCGGAAAATTAGTGTATATTAAGAAAGTATGAACCCTGAAAAATTAGCATATTTAGTAGACACGAAGAGAGGTCTTATTTGGGTAAGAGCTGGCGAAGAAGATTTCAGCTTGGACGCTAACGTAAAAGTAGACCCCAAGCATTACTTTAACACCTTGAAGGGCGTTTTCTATATGAGGGAATACCCAGATAGCGCAATCAAACTATTTAATAAGTATAAAGAAAATTTAGATAACAATGATAATGATATAGAAGATTTTTCAAAAAATTAGTTGACTTATTTAAGTTTAGGAGCTATATTATAACAGTCAACAGGGGTAAGACCCAGTACGAGCCAAAGGGCAGGAATACAAAATCTAGGCAGACAGAATGCGACGAGGGCAAGAAGCTGTAAGACCCTCGGCCTGAAACTGCCGTTTGTTCTTTGAAAATTAAAAGAAGGAGCCTTCTCCGGTAGACCGGAGACGCCTGTCAGAGTAAAGCTACGTAGGGGCAGGAGTACAAAACGCGGGTTCCGCTTTTAGTCATAGGTGAAGTACATTAAACGCCCGTGAGAGGTAGCGGCCTATGACAATTACTTTTATGTTGGTGAAGTTGGTGCTAAAGTGCAATTAGCAGCCTGACGCAGGAAAGCCCCTAGTGGAAGCGCGACGAAGCTAGACGGTGACACGATACTGGTCGGGTCGGGTTCGAATCCCGACACCAGCAACAATTTAAGTGGTGTGTGTTATAACCTCTAACGCATGGCTAACGCCCTCTGCGTTAAGTACCGCATCGCTTATTAAGAGAGAAACATACTCGTTGAAATGAAGGCGTAGCCTTAAATGCCACTATACGAAGAAAGTGGAGCCGAAAGGTGGGGAAACGGGAAACCGCCGATGTTCCTCTCTAGGGAGTTAGTTGTTAGTAGGTGATTGGTATAACGTAAAACCAGATACCGACGACAACGGCTCCCGCCAATTTCTCGCAATGACGCGAGGATATAACAATAACAAATAAGACCTAGTATCCGCAGTGAGGAGCTAGGCAAGAAGGTAGTGCAGGAGGTTGGCCAAACAAGGCGTTAACGCTGGGCCGTAAAGCACTTTAAAAATGCCTCTTATTTTTATTTCTAATTGCCCTAATTAATTGCATTTAATTACCCCTATTAGCCGCTCACAAATGATCGACAAATCAATTTGCCAACCAAAAAACGCAAAAAATGATCGGCAAGTTTCTTAAAAACGCAATATTTCGCATCGGAGAAAACACCCCTTTACAAGAAACTCAAAAAAAGGCATTGACTTTTTTAAGTTTACAGGTTACATTATCATTATGACTTTTAAGGTTAAGAGAGAAAAGTGTAAGAGCTGCGGCAACGTTGCTTTACTGTTATCGGAGAACAACGGCCTTTGCCTCAAGTGCAAGTTCCCCGTCCGAACGAAGAGAGAACCTGTCGAAGGTTCTTTTATAGAGGGGTGTGGGTGTGAATTATGCAAAAAACATCTTGACTTATTTAAGTAAAGAGTGTAAGTTATTTTAACGATGAGCGAACAAGATTCTCTAAAACAAATGCAACGAGTACTTGAGTGGTACAAACTTCAACAACAAATCTTTGGCGCGAAGACGAAGATAGAAAAATCCAAAAAGGTTAAAAATGAGAAACTCAGTTAATTGTCATACTTATGAGGTCTGCACCGTTTACGGTGGCAGAGTAACGATTGCCGCAGAGAGTCGCGCGCACGCGATCCGCAAGTTCAATCTCTTCTACCCACGCGAGGAGATCGTGGGCGTAACCTTTATTTATTAAAATGAAAAAAGGATTAAATGAAAGATTATACTAAAGAAGAAATTAACGAAATGAGGGAGTTACTTGCTGAATCCGAATTTGAAGGATTGAAAGACAGGGACTTGAAACAAGTGCTTTGGGACGGGTGCGTTGGTTGGGTAAACATTCCTGACGAAGATGTTATCAGTCATTATGGTGAGGTTGTTGGGTTTGATGTATTGGAGGACTAAATGGAACCACAATTACATAAGCATCATATTTTCGACTCTCAAATGTATGACAAGGTAATGATTGAAAGGCTCAAGCTACACGTTGCCGAGTGGATGAAAACGCACGGACAAATACAAATGGGTGAGGAGTCTGCCGATGACGTTGTAAAACTAATTGACGAGTCAGTTGAAATAACTTTACGCATCCGAGAGGATTGGATGCTTCCAGATAGATGTTAAAAAACCTCTTGACTTATTTAATTAAATCTATACACTTAGCCAAATGAAAGCGATATATGGAATTATTATTATCTTTAATTTGTGCGTGGTATCTATGGCGTATGCTAACTCCTTGAAACTAACGCCCGATCAAGAAATAGTCGCAATGACGATTCTAGGAGAGGCTCGCAATCAAGGCGAGGCCGGAATGTACGCCGTCGCCTGCATCATTCAAAAGCGGGCTATAAATCGCGGAATAAGCGCACGCGCAGTCTGCAGACAAGATTGGCAATTCTCTTGCTGGAACAAAAACGATCCAAACCGCGCTAAACTTCCCGCGCTACTAAATAATAATAATAAACAATCCAAATATGCAAAGAGGTTAGCTTTAAGTATCGGTAAGCTAGAAACCGCCTACGTGAATAACGCAGATCATTATTGCGCGCTAGTGAAGAAGCCTTATTGGAGTTATAAGACTATTATAAAGAATAATAAAAAAATCAGAATAGCGATTAAACCTGTTAAAATAATTGGACAACACAAGTTTTATAAGTTAAAGTAATTAGTTCGTTCTTGTTCGTATCATCATAAAAGACGCGTTGGCTTTTGCTGGCGCGTTTTTTTTGTATCAAATAAGAATAGAAAAGGAAACAAATAATAAGAAAATAATAATTAAATAATAGACAAATAAGAAGCGAATAAGAAAGGAAACAAATAAGAGTCAAATAAACACCTAAACCTGTACCAAGAAAATCATTTTTAATTAATTAATCATTACTACTATACTATTGTTAATAACTATGTGAATAACTTTTTTTAAGAAACTGTTTGACTTATTTAAGAAAGTGAGTTACATTTACCTCAGATGAAACAAGAACAAACATTCGAAGTTAGTTGGGCCTACGGCGAAACCTCTTTTATCAATGCCCGTGACGAGGCACACGCTAAACGTATTGCCACAACGATGGGTTTCGCTTGTGGCCTTGGCAGGGTCATAAGTGCGGTGCAGGCCGAGACGCTGCCCAGCAGCGAGGTAGATAATCACGGTTGGTGTGAATAACTTTCACAATTAATCCATTGACTTATTTAAGAAACCAGACTATATTTACTCAAGATGAAACTGAACGAAGCAAGAAAAATGAAACTAACCCGCAAGCACTTTGTCCTCGTGGCCGAAGTGGTGGGACATATCAACGACCAGCAAAACAGGGAGGAGCAAACCGACCAGTGGGGCTACCTTTTCGAAACAACCCACCCAGCCTTTGACCGCGAACGGTTCAACGCCCACGTTGAGGAGGTTCACGCTTCCTGCTGGGAGGACTATGGCCCTATTTTTGAAAGGGGGGTTTAATTTTATGAAACCATACCAATACAACCTAGCGATTGCTGCAGCTTTCGGCTTTCTATTAATCCAAGTGCTTGACCGCTTCCGCGTGTGGTAGTACATTGAAGCCCACTAGCAAACCTCGCACCGTAAGGTGTGAGGTTTTTTTATTCCAGTATTTATAAAAGTCACTTTTATTTTTAGAGTCTGGTAGATTAGAAAGTTCTTGCTCTTTCCCGAAAAACGGGGCAGCCCCGTTTTTTATTGCAACCTAGTCTCATTATCAATACTCCATCATCAGCAAGTTTCGTGCCACTTATTTAAGTAACAGGCCGGAGTTATTCACAGCCTGTGAATAATTTAATTTGACTTATTTAAGAAACTAGACTATATTTACTCAAGATGAAAAACGAACAAACAACCTACCAAGCGACCTACCACAACAACTACCCAACCTGTAACGGGCAGCAAGTCTTTGACAAGGAAGGCGAGGTTACTCTTACACGCCCCGCCCAAGAGGGAGACGCAAGAGATTTTAATATTACCTACAAAATTACTGGCTGGCATTCTTTTGATGATTTCGGCGTGGAGGTCGAAACGGTAAAACTTCAAAACGTTTTGCCCTTTTGCAATGAGGTTGAGGCGTATTCTTACGATGGCGGCGAAACGTTCACTTTTGATTGTGAATAACTTTGCTATTGACTTATTTAAGTTTATGGATTAAGTTTAATCATGATGAACGAAGCAATCTTCACAGTAAAAGTAAACGGACGCAACGAGTTCGTGAAAGCAACCGACCAAGACCACGCCAACCGCATCGCGGCCCAAATGACCACGAGGGAATTGCAAGACGCGGAAAGCTTTTCTGACATGATGCCCACGGCAGAGGAGTTCTATGCCGATTGTGGCCCAGAGGATTATGAGCCAAATTGCTATGATGGCACGTATTCGGAAATGTAAAAAAGTTAACGGGTAGGACTACGGATGTCCCACCCTCTGCGCTATAATTTACTTATGAAAATGAAAATGAAACTGAACAAAGAAGAGCAAGAATTTATTGCTGAGAACATCACACGCTTCGACGTTGTGACAGAGATTGAAGTCAATGACATTGAAGTTCGCATTTATGGCGAGCATTTCGGTGGAGTTGGTAGCGCTGCGATTTATCGCACCAATGACATTAAAGCGATTTACTCGCACTGTCACGCTGAGTGCGTAGAAGCTGAAAAGGCTGTAAATGAGATAAGATAAAAAAGTTTAATGGTAGGACAGCGGATGTCCCACCCTATGTGATACAATTATATTATGAAAATGAAAAACGAAAAACAAGAAAACCTCCCAAAGTGGGGCGAGTGGGTTATGGCTAATTTTGCCGCCCTCCACAAGGAAGCTGAAGCCAAAAAGAAAGCTGAAGGCAGCAAAGGCACAAGAGTGTTAACCTACGAAGAAAGTATGGAAAGATAATGATTAACGAATACCAAGCAAGACTACTGTTAGAAGCTGTCGCAAAGGGCATTAAGCTAACGCAATGGGAAGAGGAGCAACTGGCTATCTTCCTCGCAACACACTAAAAAAGATTATGAGAGATAGAGAAGAAACCATCACCGCGCCCGATGGCAAAGAGTATCCAATCAGAGACAACGAATAGAAGATTATGATGAATATAGATAAAAGCTGGCAAGCTCACAATCTGCAAGTCGGGCGTATTTACGTTTATGCCGGAACAATGGAAGCTGTTCGCCTTGTGAACGTTATTCCATGCGAAGGGGTTTGGCTCGAGACCTTTGATGGTCAGTCCGTCGATAATGGCGCGGGTATCACAATACCTTTTGAAGATTTGCTTTATGCAAGTAAAGACGAGGTAGAAGATTACCTTGAAGACCTTCGCACGTATCGCAACGACACCTCAACTCCCATTTACAAATAACAATGATTAAAATATTAAATAAGCTACACAAGCTTAAAGCTCAAATAACGCAGCGCAAACGCAAAGTGAAACGCGTTCGTTTTGGTAATCGGATTTTTGTTTTTGACGATTCAGGAAAGCTCAACAAGTTTAGTGAATAAGTTTTATATTTTTTAGTTGACAAGGCAAAAAACGGGGCAGCCCCGTTTTTTATTGAGACTTTGTCGCGTTAAGAGAGCGCCCAACAACAGCAAGTTTCGTGCCACTTATTTAAGTAACAGGCCGGAGTTATTCACGGCCTGTGAACAACTTCTTCAGATTGACCATTGACTTTTTTAAGTTTATAGACTATATTTAGTCAAGATGAAGAACAAAAAACAGAACGCCGTAAAAACCTCCACCGAAATGAACATTGTCGCCGCTGTTCTAAATGACACGCTGCGCGATGCAGAGGTGCATTTCCGCGCCCTACAGCACGCCAACGGCAGAGGCACAACCGAGAGCCAATACGGCGAGCTTGAAAAAGCTTGGATTAACAAAGTGGGCCTCCACAACTACCTCCACGGCACGCAATCGGGAATTTGGAAGTGAATAACTTTTTCAGATTTCCCCTTGACTTTTTTAAGTTTATAGATTATATTTAACCAAGATGAAGAACGAAAAGAAACAGAATTACTACATTGAACTCCACGCGACAGGCTTTAAGTATGCCAACAAGTTTAGCGGGTTTGATTCTTGCTGTGCTCACTTTAGCAGCGACGCGAAGCCTGCCACCCCTGAATTCGTCAAGGACATGCAAAAGGCTATTGATCTCTACGGTGGACAGCAAGTCGCGCATGGTTGGGTTGACTATGCCATCGGTAAACTATTCGCGCAAACAGGCAGTGAAGACGTTTCGATATTGTGCCCCTCTTATTCTGAAGGGCATCGCAGCCGCCCAGCCTTTAAGGTCTGTGAATAACTTTTTCAGATTGACCATTGACTTTTTTAAGAATTAACCTTATAGTATTAACAAGATGAACGAACAAACAAAAACAAACCACTGGGCCAACTACTACGAGATCAAAAACATCCACATGGATGAGATTGAAAAAGTCAAAAAGCAAAACAGAGCTTTGGAGCTTTTCATTGCCTCGCAAGTCGGCGTTATTATCGTCCTCGCAACAATCCTTGCAACAATGATCTTTTAAGGGGCAAACTATTATGACTACTGACATTCTAAAAGAGGAAATCCGAATCAATACCGAGTTAGTCCACGAAGGCCGCTGGGGCATGGTGGAGGAAATCGCAGACGGCATTTTGTACTGCCGAGATGAGGACGGCGAAGAGTTCGAAATATATCAAGACAACGCTGACCCTATACTGTGATATGTTTATAGAGGACAACAACTCCATACCTTTACTATTCTGTTTGGCTATTTATATACTAGCAAACGCGTCCGGTTGCTCGTGAAGTGATATATATACAGGCGCTTTATATATTTCTTAACGAGACAAAGTCTCAATAAAAAACGGGGCTGCCCTGTTTTTTATTGCGACCTAGTCTCATTATTAATGCTCCAACAACAGCAAGTTTCGTGCCACTTATTTAAGTAACAGGCGAAAGTTATTCACAGCCTGTGGATAACCCATTGGATTATTTTCGCTATGCATTTGACTTTTTTAAGTTTATGGAGTAAGTTTGGACAAGATGAAGAACGAAGAAACAACCCAAGCATTCCAGAGCTACCGCGAGGCGGCCAACCATGTAATCGAATCCTGCGAGGCATTTGTCGCAATGGACATCAACAAGCAGCCACGCGAAGCAATCCTTGTTGGCATCAAAGCTCAACTAGTGGGAGCCAAAGCGGCCATAGTAGACACACAAGAGAGAGCCAACAAAGCCAAGCGAGACGCTGAAAGCTTTCGCGATATGCTGCCAACCAGCAGAGAGTTTTATGCCGATGCCAAAGCAGAGTTTGGGGATAACGTGTGAGCAATTTGATTTGACTTATTTAAGAATATAAACGATATTTGAGCAAGATGAATAACGAAAAGAATAACAAGCAAACCACCCTTGAACTCTGGTACTTGGGTGATGTCTATGAGTCCGGAGTCAAGAGCCGCGAAACGTTCAACAGGTTTTTAGTTCAGGCTGGATCGCTTCTGCAAATCTGTATAGAGGAGAATATTCTCGTTGGGGGTGTCGAGATCATCGAAGTCTCTCCCGATAGCCGTATAGTCGATTCGATCTGGTCAATGAATGTGGATGAATTTGAAAAAGTCAATCGGTAGGACAGCGGATGTCCTACCTCCTATGGTATATTAATCACATGATGAAAATGAAAATAGAAATTGAAATTAACCAGACCGACACAATTGCAATAGTTAACCCTATGAGCAACTTTGCCGAAACCGTAGGCATAGAGGATATTCACGAATTTGATGACTTCGGTCAAGAGTTGACCCGCCTTGAACTTGAGGACGGGAGAGAATTCGAGTCTCAAGACGATTGCCAAACGTGGATAGAATGTGAATAAGTGGTGATCGCATTTTTTAAAAAATTGGACTATATTTACTCAAGATGAAAAACGAAAAAGAACAAAAAAACTTCACGGTCACAATGGACAGCGGCACTCAGTTCGGGGGCAAGTTCTCCGACGCAAGCGCAGCCGTCAAGGCTCACGAGTGGATGAAGTCCAACGTGGTTAAGGTCGAACAGCGCAATCTTTTTTCTCCAGAGGAGGAGGAGGAGATGGACAGAGAGAAGGCGTGGCTTCGGAGCCGCTAGGGGTCACCCTAGGGGCCTCAGGGGGGCCTCAGGGGGGCGATTAAACGAATTGTTTTTGGTGTGGGCGGCGCACGCGTCCGGTGGGGGGTTGATGTATATGTACTCCCGAAATCTCGTCTCACCTTATGTACCCCCCCTTTTTTCAAAAATCTTATAAATATTAATATTTTAAAATTAAGAGCCCCAAAAAATCCCCGAAAGGGGGTCCAAAATATCCTTGACTTTTACTTATAAAAGTAATACATTAGATACATGAAGATGATACTAAAACTCCTCTTAGTAATCGGCGTATCTCTTGAAGCGTCTGGGGCTGTATATACTTTCAAGGATAATACCTCTGTAAAAGCTGCGGTATTTGAGCCTAACTCCAATCTACCTTGGGACGCAATTCACGCGCCCAATGAAGACGGCGTTATCTTAAAAGTAAATAACAAAATATATATTCATCATTACCCCGCTTACCACAAGAAAGTGGATAATGGGCTTCACTACGAGCCTATTCCTGAGCCACCCACCGAATCAGGAATTAATCCCATGTCTTTACCCGTTTGTACTCCTGTGAGAATTAAATTTATGCATTTTTCTTCGAAAACTCTAAAAAACATGTATTACGATTATCACAAGAAAGTCAGAAACGAGATGTACGAGTCATATCCTGATGAAGATAAGATTTCTAAAGATAAAAAAATAGCATTAGCAATTCATAAAGCAATTTACGATAAAAATTATAAGTTGAATAATAATTTTAAAATGATAGCGTGGGAACGCAAGGTCGTTAAAGAATTCACCGGACAAAAGTCGGTAATTTGGGGTAAGTACATACATGAAAGGTATAATTTTAGCAGGAGGTAGCGGGAGCCGCCTGTACCCCCTCACTAAAACTATTGTAAAAGGCTTGTTACCTGTATATGACAAGCCCATGATCTACTACCCTCTCACTACACTCATAGAAAATGGGGTAGATGACATCTTAATAATAACTTCCATAGAGAACGTGCTTAAATTTAAAGCCGTTCTAAATAACGGGGGTAGATTTGGGGTTAAAATTCGTTATAAAGTTCAACAAGAACCTAATGGTATAGCGGAAGCCTTTATTCTTGCAAAAGATTTCATAAAGAAGGGGGACAAAACCTGTTTAGTACTTGGAGATAATATATTAAGTAATAACACAACATTTAGAAGAGTATTTAAAAATTTTAATGAAGGATGTACAATTTTTGGATATGAAGTCTCTAATCCCAAAAGTTATGGTGTTGTAGAATTTAATAATAAAAATCAAGCTATCTCTATCGAAGAGAAGCCTAAAGAGCCGAAAAGCAACTTCGCTATACCGGGAGTCTACTTGGTTGACGATCAAGTAATAGAGATAGCAAAAAATGTTAAGCCATCTTCCCGTGGAGAACTAGAAGTCACAGATGTTATTCAAGCCTACCTAGATCGGGGGCAACTAAATACTTATAAAATAAATCGTGGTTGCGTATGGTTAGATGCTGGTACTAGCAGTAGCCTACATGAAGCGTCAGCGTACGTACACGCCATCGAAACGCGTCAGGGGGTAAAGATAGGGTGTCCGGAGGAAGCGGGCTTAAATCGGGGTTTTATAACTAAAGACAAGCTCTCTAATTATCTCACTAAAATGCCTAATTGCGAATATAAAGATTATTTGCAAAAAATTATCAGTTGAAAAACTATCCCATACAATTATCTGCTTTCATAGCGATAAGAGATGTTGAAAAATACATTGAAGAATGGATTAATTTCTATTTACTGGTTGGAGTTCAACATTTTGTAATTTATGACTATGGGAGTAAAGATAATACCCCCGAATTAATTCGACCTTATATAAAAAGAGGAATTATAGATTATAGATATTTTACCCCCCGATACATATCCGAATTTAAAAATGTTGATAGATGGTTTGAACTTTTGAGTTTAACTCATCGTTTAGAAGTCGTTAACGAGTATAAAACAATTTGCAAATGGATGTGCTTCTTTGATATAGACGAATTCACTTTTCCTTTCGATGAAAATAAGGGTTTATTAGATATTTTACAAAAATATGAAGAATTCGCTGCTCTTCATGTTAATTGGGTGATGTTTGGAGATTCCGGAGAAAAAGAATATAAAAATGATTATGTCATAAATAGATTTAACAAAAGAGCACCCCTTGATTGGCCCGACAATGAGCATTGCAAGGTTATATGTCGCCCAGACCGCGTAGACCTAGACCACTCCGCAGAATCAGTTAATCCTCATTACTTTTTTTACAAAAAGGGTTTTCGTGGAGTAAATGAGAACAACGAGACCGTAGGGATGGACAAAAAGATAAATCAAGAGATTCACAAAGGACATTCTGCTTTTTCCCCTAATCCTGAAAACAGAAAGGTAATTAGATGTAATCATTATCATTTTAAATCAATAGAGGAATATAACAATAAAAGGAAGAAGCATATTTCGGGAGGTCTTGCTTACCAGCCCAAAGCTGAAGAAATACATTTTCTTTTTAACAAAGAAGAAGATAATTTAATTAAAAGATATATCCCTTTACTTAATTCTATAAATTTGCATAATTATTCTTTATGAAGAACGTTTTTTTAATTGGTGCTACCGGATATATAGGAGAGGTGTTTACCCAGCAGATTTACAAAAATAAAGAGTTAAACTGTTTTCAAATTCCTCATTGGAAATTATATAAAGACTCCCCCGGAGATGCCGGAGTGCATGATTATGAAAAGCTATACGAATTAATAAACAAATTTAGCCCCGATATAGTTATTAATGCTGCAGGATATATCGGGAAGCCTAACGTAGATGTTTGCGAGGATAATAAAGAGGCTACTTTCGAGGGAAATGTAGAATTTCCTACTTTTTTAGCTAAAAGCTGTTTTTTGGCTGGGGTTCCCTTCGCTCATATATCTTCTGGATGTATTTTCACCGGAACAAAAGACGATGGCTCTGGTTTTACCGAAGATGATCCCCCAAATTTTGACTTTACTAATGGAAGCTATTACAGCGGCACAAAAACTCTTTGCGAAAATCGAATTTTAAACATAAGTGATGATTATTATATATGGAGATTAAGAATACCCTTCGACAAGTTTAGTAGTAGTAGAAACTACTTATCTAAAATGACGACTTATGACAAATTACTAAATGCTACTAATTCAATGACTCATAGATATGAGTTCGTAGACGCATGTCTGGACCTATGGTTGAATAAAGAAGAATATGGAATTTATAATATAGTTAATTCTGGTCCTGTCACAACCAAACAGGTTGTGGCTTTAATTAAAAAATATTTAAAAATAGATAAAGATTTTAAATTTTGGGAAAATGATGAAGAATTTTATAGCTTTGGAGCGAAGGCTCCAAGGTCTAATTGTGTTCTCGATAATTCCAAACTTATAAAAACCGGAATAAAAATGAGGGATACTGAAGAGGCGATAATTGAATCCCTAAAGTACTGGACGGAGGTAAATTAATTAATGAAGATTACAACATCAGATACCCTGCTGTCGGGAGAATCTGACCCCTCTGAATATGCCTTTAGGAACCTTTGGGAAAACGAAGTAGAATTTGATAATTTTATTAAATTGTTTAAAGACGTCTACTACTTTTTGGAGGAAAACGAGGCCTCTCCCTGCATCTGCTTTGGGACTCTTTTGGGGGCGGTTAGACAAGGGGGGCAAATTCCTTGGGACGGCGATGCGGACGTATTCGCATGTCAAGAGTCTTTTCTTAAAATAAAAAATAAATTTGAACTTTTCCTGAAAGATAAAAGCTACGAAATGAAAGCGGATGGTTCTCATAATTTCAAAGTGTTTAGATCGGACTCTAGAGAAATTGAAGCACCCTTTAGATGGCCGTGGGTAGATTTAGACTTCATAGAGGACAAGGGAAGTGTTATTGATTTTTGTTACAATAGTGGGGAGGTTTTCTCTTCTCACTCTAAAGGAAATGTGTTTCCGTTCAAAAAAATCACCTATGAGGGAATGAGCGTTAGTGCTCCCCAGAACCCTGAGAAAGTTCTTGACGTCTGGTATCCCGGATGGGAAAAAACTTATCAATCTGCAAAGGTTAACTGTCAGACAGCAAGGCTTTATGGTGAAAGATTTTCAAAGGATATATAATTTATGAAGATAGTTTTAAGACCCGGAGTTTTTGATCTCTTTCATATAGGCCACTTAAATTGCATTACTAAAGCAGCGTCTTTAGGGGATAAGCTAATAGTAGCCATTCAAGACGATAGAGAAGTCGAAAAGAATAAAGGGTTAAAACCGATGATACCGCTAGCTGATAGAATGGAAATTATATCCAATCTCAGAAAAGTGGATTTAGTTTTAAGTTACAAGAGTTCTGATTTGTCGCCTATTCTGAACGCGATGGATATAAATGTTTTAGCGGTAGGAGAAGATTATGGCTCAGACGAAAACTTTCCGGAACAACAAAAAACTATAGAATTTTGCAAAGACAATCAGATCGAAATTTTTAAAACGAAAAGGACTAAAGGTGTTTCGTCCTCTTTAATTAAAAAATCAGTAGAAGATTTTTGGAAAGGAAGGAGATGTAAGGTTAATGAGCCCCTAGAGTCTTCAACTATGTTAGGAAGTTGCGACGGCGATGAAGAGAAATTAAAAAAAGAAACTCAAGACGAAGTAGCTTTTATAAAGCAATACTTGAAAGAGAGTGATGACGTCTTAGATTTGGGATGTGGGTACGGTAGATTAACAATACCCCTATCAAAAGAAGTAAGAAGTATTGATGCGGTGGATTTTTCTGAAGAATTCATAAATTTTTTAGATCATAAAGATATACCTAATATACGCACTATAAAAGATGATGTAGTTAACTATGTAAATGACAAATCTTATGATGTAGTTATAATGTCTGGGCTATTCCCTTGTGTAGACGACTCTCAAGTCGAAAGGCTAATTAATTCATTACGAAATAATATCAAACATCGGGGTAAATTAATACTCAGAGCAAGCGTGGGAGTAAAGGAAAGGATTAATGTCATTAATCAGTATTCTGAAAAATTAGATTCTTTTTATACTGCTTTTTATAGAACTGAAGATGAGGTGGATTCATTATTGGCTAAGGCTGAATTCGAAAAGATGACTTCTCAAAAGATGTATCAAAACCATGCAGATACAAAAATAATTATGTCGGCATTCGTTTTTAAGGGAGGAGGGAGTCAATGATCGAAATAATTTGCGTTACTTATAATCACGGAGAAAAATTGAAATGTTTTATCAACTCCATCAAGGCTCAATCAGATTCCCGATGGCTCTTGCACATTATTCACGATGGTAAAGACGATGTTTTTCATAGTCTGAAAGACGACCTTGAGAAGCATGGGTATCTTAATGATAAAGTAATCTTATCCGCCACAGAAAAAAGATATAATGATTTTGGGCATTCTTTAAGAGACTATGGCCTTAAAAATCCCATCGGTGATTCAGAGTATATAGTCATCACTAATGGAGATAATTATTATGCTCCGACATTGATCGAGACCTTACACTCTAAATTCCCCGCCGGGAAAGTAGACCCCCAGCATGAGCCCATCGCGCAGCCAGCGGTTGAGCGCATCGAGCGAGGCACGGACGTCATTGGCATTGAGCTGACCCTCGCCAATGAAGATAGACCCGATATGATAATGTGGGACTTAATTAGTCACCACTCTCATATGAATTGGAATTTTGACAGGAATGAGCCTTACGGCGTATTGGATACCGAACTTAAAGAAGCTTGTGTAGATATGGGAAGCGTTGCGATGAGAACAGAAATAGCACAAAAAGTAGGGTTTAATTCTAGAGTATTTGCTGGGGATTGGCACTATTTTAATGAATGCTATAAGAGCTTAGAAAAACCAATAGTATTAAAAATACCTCAAATTCTTTTGGTACATAATTAAATATGAATATTCTAGTAACCGGAGGATGTGGATTTATAGGTTCTAATTTTATAGAACATATAATCGAAAAGAAAGATGTGCAGAAAGTGATAAATGTAGATCGCCTATCTTACGCTGCATCTTTAGATAATACAAAAAGTTTTGAAAGTCATCCTAAATACCTTTTGGAAAAATATAATCTTTCAGATTACAATAACGTTTACGATACCTTCTACAAACACGACATTACTCATGTCGTTCATCTAGCAGCCGAGTCTCACGTAGACAACTCTATAAAAGGGTCAAAAGAATTTGTAGACTCCAATATAATTGGCACACACGCCCTCCTTGAAGCTGCTAAAAAATTTAACGCTAGGTTTCATCACGTTTCAACTGATGAAGTATATGGAGAAGCTAAAGAGGGGGAAAGGTTCACTGAAGAAACTCCCTATAGTCCTCGTAATCCTTATTCAGCGACCAAAGCTTCGTCGGATTTTTTAGTGAGGGCTTACGCTAACACTCACGAGCTTAAAACTACTATCTCTAATTGCTCTAATAATTATGGGCCTAATCAACACGAAGAAAAATTTATCCCCACAATTATAAAAAAACTTTTAAATAATGAATTAGTTCCAGTTTATGGTGAAGGCACTAATGTTAGAGATTGGATATACGTGAAAGATCATTGCGAAGCTATTTGGCGAATTTTAAGCAAAGGAAAAATAGGAGAGACTTATTTGGTTGGAGCTAATTGCGAAAAAAGTAATTTACAAGTTGTAATGCAAATATGTGAAGCTCTTGACAAAAGCTACGCTTCATCAATTGAATTCGTAGAAGACAGAGCGGGTCATGATTATCGCTACGCTATTAACCCCTCAAAGATAGAAAAAAAATTAAAATGGAAATCTAAAATAGATTTTAATAAAGGACTTTTCTTTACTTTAAAATATTATTCTGAAAAATTCACTTCCGAAGTGTAATATAGTTTGATGAGAAAAAAATCAGTAAGCTCCAAAAGAGCTTCGACGAACTTGGCCTCTGACTCAAAAGGGACAATTAAAATCAGAGGAGGAAAAGAAGTAGCCAAAGACCTGAACAAAAATATCGAAAAGATAATTGTAGAAAACCCCACAAGAAAACAAATCAAACTTAATCAATTTCCTTGGACTGAAAAGCAAAAAGAATTTTTTAAGGTAGCGTTAAACCCTCACACTAAAATAGTTTTTGTAAGTGGACCCGCAGGGACTTCCAAAACCCTTTTATCCGTATACTGCGGTCTTCAGCTTCTAAATATGAAGGCTTCATCAGATATAATGTATCTTCGCTCGGCGGTAGAGAGCTCAGATAAGAGTTTGGGCTTTTTGCCGGGGTCAGCAGAAGAAAAGCTAAGATTTTACAATCTACCTTTTTTAGACAAGTTAGACGAACTCTTAACCGAAACCAAGCCTGAGAAGCTGGAAGACGAAGGGAGAGTAAGTATGTTTCCGGTTAATTTTGCGAGGGGAATGAACTGGAAAGATAAATGCATAATTCTAGACGAGGCTCAAAACTCTACAATTAAAGAAATCACCACAGTCTTAACGAGACTCGGAGAAAATAGCCGTTGTTTTATACTTGCTGACCCCCTTCAAACTGACCTGAGGAATGGAGGCGTGGGAGGCTTTGAAAAAATGTTTAAATTATTCTCCGACGAAGAAAGTGCTGGTCATGGGGTCTATAATTTCGAATTTACAGAAGAAGATATTATGAGGTCTGATTTAGTAAGGTTTTTAGTTAAAAAATTAAAAGAGTTATATTAAATTTTTTTCTATATTATCTAGGGATTCTTTAGCTAACTTGTTTATTAAAGCTGCTGATTGAGAGATGTTTTTGTCAGCGTGCTTACATAAGGGGTAGGAAATTTCTAATATTTTTTTTAATTTATTAATATTTGAGTGTAAATATTTATTTGAAGTTTTCATGTTTTTATTATAAAATAAACTAATATTGAGAAATTATGAAGATATATTGTTCATCGTGCGGTAACGATAATAGTTACACTACAAACAAGCCTAATTTTTGTCAAAAGTGTGGCGCGTCTTTTAGCGCGGCCAAAGCCTCAAATACGACTTCTCCCGAAGAAGCTTTAGCTTTACCTCCAGAAGGAGAAGACGCTCAAAGCGTCCCTCCTATTAATGAATTAGATTTCGATATAGTGGGGAACGGAGCGAATCGCGGCATTTCCCTAGGAGCACTTAGCCAAATAGCTCAAAGGGAAGGAGGTTCTGCGCCTCAAAAATCTCCCAAAAAGAAAGTTCCTCGAGTATCAAAGAAAAAGGTTTTAGAGCAGTTTCTAAAAGAGGCGGGTGCTATAAGACCTAAGAATGGGTAAAAGAAGGAAAAAGCTAAAACCCTCTTTTGAGGAGTCTATTCCTTTAATAAACAGAGAGATAGAAAAAAGAAAGGGTCGCTGGACGCTCCATTCTTTGAGCTGGTTAGATTTTGATGACGTAGCCCAAATAATCAAGTTGCATATTTTTAAAAAGTGGCATCTCTACAACCACTCTCACCCCTTAGCTCCTTGGTTAAATAGGATCATAACTAATCAAATTAAAAATATTATTAGAAATAATTACGGTAATTATTCTAAACCATGTGCTCGATGCGCGGCAGCGGAGCCCGAAGATAAATGCTTGGTTTACGGCAAACAAAACGACGGATGCCCTTTAGTCGCGAAATGGGAAAAGACTAAAAAGATTGCTCATGATGTTAAAATAGCTGTGCCATTAGAGAATCATTTATTTGAAGTAAAAAGCTTAAGTTATACCGAGAACAACTTCTTTTCGAACGCGGCTAAATTACATGCGAAAATGAAGAGCGTTTTAAAGCCCTTAGAATGGAAAGTATACGAGGCTTTGTATATAAAAAATCTCTCTGAAGAGTCTGCCGCAAAAGCGGTTGGATACAAAACTTCCGAGAAAGATAGAAAGCCGGGGTATAAACAAATTAAGAATATTCAAAAAACGATAATTACTAAGGTAAAGAAAGTTTTAGATAATAACGAAATAGATATCTTATAATATGAAAGCTAATGATCAACACAAAGATTTTATCTGGGAAAGATTCGAAGAGGGTTGCACAGACATAAAGCCTTTAACTTCCGATTTCGTTGATAAATTTTTTCCGGAAGAACCTGAAAATATGAAAGACGGAAGAAGCAAGTACGGCAGGCTTGTTAAATCTATTCTAGTAGAAAAGGGTTTAAAAGCTAACGCGTCCCATCAATACCAACCGAAAGAAAAAATAAAACTCCAAGAAGAAGACTCTGAATTTATTAGCAATAATTATCGCATGATGACTTTTGTAGAGATTGCTCGTCTCCTTTTTAACGACCCCAACCTTTCCAACCTTAGTCCCGAGGCGCGCGCCGTTCAAGAACACATTCAATCTTTAAATCCAGACGAAAGCTTTCAAGCTGGCGAAATACCTCAAGAAGAGTACAGACCTCCCAAGACCATAGATCGTGCTATAGCTAAAGTTAATAAGTATATTCTTAACGGAATTGATCGTTCTAAAATTACGGCTATAGACAAAAAGAATTGTGAAACTTTAATACGTTATCTCCATACTTTTAGGTTTCTTCACCACATGAATCATTTATCGACTAACGTTGATCGAGAACTTTACGAGAGCAGTTTTATAAGATACACTCACGATAAACCAGATTTAAGCCAAGAAGAGGTCGATCAGTATATAGTATTATCTGGCGAAGCAGTAATCGCTTCAAATATTCAACGGCGAGTTGAGCACTTGCAGGGCCTTCTTGACGATGCAGCTAATGATACCGAAGGTAGAAGAATTTCAATGGCCTTAGTCGAATCCATTAATACAGCTCAAAACGAATACCATCAATCAGTTAACAGGCAACATAAGCTTTTAGATGATCTTAAAGAGAAGAGAAGCTCTCGACTTAAAAGTCAGCTAAAAGATAACGCCAGTATCTTAAATTTAGTTGAAGTGTGGAGGGAGGAGGAGGGTAGGAAGAAAATGTTAGCCTTAGCTGAGATAAGGAAGGATGCTGTAGCTCAAGAAATTGAGAATATTTCTAGTATGGATGAAATAAAAGCGAGAGTTCTTGGACTGACAGAGGAAGAGGTACTTGAAAGTTAAGATGGTTTTAGAAGATAAAAAAATAATTTTCGTACATATTCCGCGTACTGGAGGCACAAGTATAGAAAATTTTTTCAATTTCAAGGGGACTGACTTTGGAAACCCGGAGACAGCACAACACCAGACTATCAAAGAGTATAAAAAAAATTATAATATTAAAAAATATTTTACATTTACTTTCGTAAGGAATCCGTGGGATAGGCTAGTTTCTTGGTATATTTGGACTCAGGCCGAAAACGCGCTTTATACATATTTAGCTAGTGTTTCTAGACCTTGGTTTTCTAGCACTTATATTAACTGGTATCGAGGCAGAGAATTACTACAAGATAGCTCTCAAAAGATTTTTGATAAGAAATTTTTCCTAAAGTTCAAAAATGGGTTTTCGGAGTTCGTCCACAGCTTAAAAGGTAAATCACTAACGCCAGACGCAAGGTTCAATAATTGTAATATAGCAGGCAACCGACTTAATGGGAGATGGATTATGCCTCAAGTAAAATGGCTTAAAGATGGGAGGGGGCAAATTAATTTAGATTACGTCGGAAAGTTTGAAGAGTATGACTCTCATTTTAAAAGTATTTTAAGTAAAAAAAATATTTCTTGCAAGAGGATGCCTTTATCAGCTAACATCTGCAGAAAGCCTCATTATACTAAATTTTACACTAGGGAGACCGAAGAGATGGTAGGGGGAATATACAAAGAAGATTGGGAAAATTTTAATTATGACTTTGAGAGTTGAGATATGAGCTTCAGATGTAAAGCTTGCGAAAAGGAATTCGAAACTGAGCGTCAGCTACACGCTCATTTGAAGGCTCACAAACTTCGTGTCGCAGCTTATTATCAAAAATTTCACCCAAGACACGACCTTTATGACCAAAAGATCATAAAGTTTAAATCTAAAGACTATTATTTTTCTAATGATTTTAACACGAGAGTAAATCAATTAAAGTGGCTTAAGGAGCAGCCCCTAGATAAAGCTAAAGAGTATTTAGAAATTCTTCTCTGCAAGAGGAAAAGAGAAAAAGAGCTGGTATATTCTCCGTGTCAAATCGAACTGCGAACCGTAGCAATCCCCTCTATAGTGACTTTCGAGCAATATTTCGACGATTATTATGGGTTATGCTCAACTTTAGGCTTGAAAAATAAATATAAAAAAATTAAAAATATAGAAGTAACCGGAAAGCTTAATAAGGGTCATAAAATTTTAATAGACTCAAGAGAAAAAGAGCCTCTAAAATTTAAAATACCTTCTGAGGTTTATGGCCTTAAGTTCGGAGATTACACCCTTAACGATAAGGACATGACGTGCAATTGCTATATAGAAAGAAAATCATTGGCTGATTTTATTTCGACTTTAAGCACGCTAAATTATGAAAGATTTTGCAGGGAAATTGAAAGAGCGGCAGAGCAAAACGCTAATCTAGTTATCTTAGTAGAAGATACTCTAACTCAAGCTTTAAGCTTTCCTTTTTTACCTCATATCTCGAAAAAGATAAAAGCTACCCCAGAATTTATTTTTCATAACGTTAGGCGCATTATACAAAAATACAATCATGTACAATTTCTTTTCGTTAAAGGGAGAAGGGAAGCCGTAAGGGTAAGTGAAAAAATATTTTTATCTGACTGTGTTTACAAGCATATAGACCTTCAGTTAGCTTATGATAAAAAAATTCTGTAATGATGACGGAAGATAATGTGGTACGCTCCAGATAAATATAAAACAGAACCTCTTAACGTTAATAAAGAGTTATTAAAGTTAGAAGGGTATTTAGAGGATAAAGAAGCTCGCATTTCTTTAGCTAAATTTTTAAATGCAAACCTTGGATTTACTACAGAATTGATATCAGGAATAAAGCTTGCCCCTTACCAAGAGATTACGCTTAAGGGTCTTATGACTCGAAATTTTTCAATGTGCGTATGGGGGCGAGGTTGCGGCAAAACATTTATCGCGTCAGTATTTTGCTTTTTACACTGCGTATTCAACCCCGGAACTAAAATACTTATAGCTGGCCCCACTTTTCGAACGGCGCGTTTTATTTTTAATAATTTAGAGAAACTCGTTAAAACAAAAGGAGCAGAGCTTCTCCTTCAGGCCTTCTCAAGTCGGCCCTCGAAAAGAAATGATCAGTATGAATGGGAAATAAATGGAGGCTCTATCACCGCAATCCCTTTAAGCGGGGAAAAGATTCGTGGATTTCGAGCTAATATTTTAGTATTAGATGAGTACCTTTTATTACCGGAAGAGATAATTCAGACGGTATTGATGCCGTTTTTAGTTGCTCCTCAAAATATGAAGGAGAGAATTGAGGTTAGGGAAACCGAAGATAAATTAATAACCGCTGGGAAAATGACGGAGCAAGATAGGATGGTTTTCGAAAACGCTTCGAAAATGATAGCTTTATCTTCAGCTTCTTATACTTTCGAAAATTTATATAAAACTTACAAAGAGTGGATGAGCAAGATTTATGACGACCAGAATTATGATGCTAAATATTTTATATCTCAATTAGGTTACGAAGCTCTCCCTCCCGAAATGATAGACAAGACTATCATTGAAGAGGCCCAAGGAGGGGGTCAATCTCACTCTTCTTTTTTACGAGAGTATTGCGCTCAGTTTACTGATGGAAGTGACAGCTACTTTAGCGCAAAGAAAATGCATGAATGCACTATTCCAGATGGTCAGGAGCCCACAACGTTAATTAAAGGAGGTAAAGGAAAAAAATATATCATAGGCATCGACCCAAGTTTTAGCAATAGCCCATCGTCAGATTATTTTGCAATCGCTGTTCTAGAAATTGACGAAGAAAGGAATGAGGGTTCGCTAGTACATAATTATGCGGTAGCCGGAGGAGACCTAAAAGATCACATTAACTATTTCTTTTATATATTAACAAATTTTGACGTTGATATGATTTGCATCGATAACGCGGGGTATCAATTTTTAGATAGCTGCAACGAGTCCGAGAACTTCATCAATGCTGGAATCAATCTTAAATTTATAGACTTCGATTCCGTAAAAGAAGGTATTGAGTACGGTAAAGAGGTAAGAAAATGTAAAACCTCTTACAATAAGAGTAGCTATAAAATCTGTTTTAAACAAAACTTTACTAGCGATTTCATTCGCAAAGCTAACGAGCACCTTCAGGCGTGCATTGACCATAAGCATATTTGGTTTGCGTCGCGAGCTACAGCTAACGGTTCAGCCTTTGATAAACAAAATAATTCCTTAATTAATTTAAAGCTGACAGGGGCTGAGACGACAAGCGATTTAATCGAAACTCAGGACGCGCTAGTTTACCAAGCTAAGAAGCAGTGTGCTTTAATCGAGGTTAAAAGCACAGCTAAAGGTACTCAAACCTTTGATCTACCCCAGCATCTTAAAAGGAGCACCTCCGCCAACCGAGCGCGGCGAGATAATTATACGGCTTTAATGCTGGCGAATTGGGCATTAAAATGCTATTTTGATGTCCGGCAAAAGAAGGATGATTTTTCTACTACTTTTTTACCTAGAATGGTTTAAAAAAGTGTAATAATCATTAATTAATCAATTATGAGGGCCAAAGGAAAAACTCAAGGAAAGAAGGCGACTTCTCCCACATCTAAATCTACGGGTAAAAACGAAGACGTTACCCCCTTGATGGCGACGGCAGCTAATCTTTCTACCCAAAGGACTTCTTCTAGACGCAATAGAGCTGCTGACATTTCGCGCACCGATAAATATAAGAATATTGACGATGGTCTGATTCCGTGGAGGTATTCAGCAATTTACGGGGGAGAGAAAGATATCACCGTTCGAGACGCGGTTATCTTATGTCAAAAAGCCTACTATAATTTTGCTCAATTTAGAAACGTTATCGATTTAATGACGGAATTTTCATGTGGCTCATTATTCTTTAAAGATGGTAGCAAGAAATCCAGAGACTTTTTTGAAGCTTTTTTTGGTAAAATAAATGTGTGGGGCATTCAAGATCAATTCTTCAGAGAGTATTATCGCTCTGGCAATGTATTTTTATATCGCTTTGATGGAAAAGTAAAAAAAGAAGATGTCAAAAAAATGACTCAAGTCTTTGGCTCTTCTCTTTTGAGTAAAGCGCTTACGGAGGAGCTAACTCTTCCCTTGAAGTATGTGCTTTTGAACCCTGCTGATATTAGACTTACAGGAAATTTAAGTTTTTACAATCCAGTTTATTACAAAAATCTCTCAGGATACGAAGTAAATAGATTACGCAATCCAGTTACAGAGGAAGATTTTACAATTTTTGATTCCCTTCCTGAAGAAATACGAAATAAGATTAAAGACGCAAATGTCAACTCTTCTCAAGGGCTTAAAATCCCTCTAGACATGGATAGAGTTATGACCGTCTTTTACAAGAAGCAAGATTATGAGCCTTATGGTGTGCCAATGGGCTATCCAGTTTTAGAAGACATCGACGCGAAAAGCGAGCTCAAAAAAATGGATATGGCTATTGCGCGAACCATGCAGCAAGCAATCTTGTTAGTTACTATGGGTACTGACCCGGACAAAGGAGGGATTAACCAGAGAAATCTCGCTGCCATGCAAGAGCTTTTTCAGAATCAATCAGTTGGTCGAGTGCTCATTTCCGACTACACTACTAAAGCTGAGTTTGTAGTTCCTAAAATTTCAGAGCTTTTGGACTCTAAGAAATATGAGATTTTTGATCGAGATATTAACTTGGGCCTTAATAACATCTTGGTGGGCGGAGAGAAGTTTGCTAATCAAGAGAGTAAAGTTCAAGTATTCCTTGCGCGCTTAGAGCAGGGGCGTCAAGCATTCTTGCATAAGTTTTTAATTCCAGAAATTAAAAAGATAGCCAAGACAATGGGTCTTAAGAATTATCCTACTCCTTATTTTCAAGAAATAAGCCTAAAAGATTCTGTGACTAAAGATCGGGTTTATACTCGTCTATATGAGTTGGGAGCTATTACAGCAGATGAATTATTTGACTCCCTTAAGACTAATCGTTTGCCTTATCGCAAAGACTCTCTTGAGTCTCAAGAAGAATTTAAGCAAGCTAAAAATGATGGATACTATGAGCCCATCATGGGAAACAAAAAAGTAACTGAGAATATAAATGTAAAAGAAAAAAAATCAGAGGAAGTAGATGTCGATAAGGAGAAAATTCCGCCTGAGGAAGCGGGTAGACCTGAAGGAACCGAAGGGACTCCCCAAGAAAGTAAAAAAATGACTCCCGTAGGACAAGGCGATGCGAGCGTTAAGTTTGACTTTAATCTCCTTAAAGACAATATGATTTTATCCCAGAAGTTGGGCGGCTTAACCGAGGTAGAACTTAGAAAGCTTCACAAGGTTAAAAGGCTCAACAAGAAGCAGAAAGAGATAGCTGCTCAAATTTGTGACATAATTATTTGTAACGAAGAGCCTTCTAATTGGGAGAAAAGCATAGCGTCATACTGCAGGAAACCCGAAGATAAGGATAAAGAAAGAGTTAAACAGGTTCACGATATTTGCGTTGAGCATAACGTGGACCTATACTTAGGTAGTCTTTTATTAGCTAGCAAATTTTAAAAAATATGGAAAACGACGAAAAACTTAATAACGAGGAAATTTCCCCTAGCCCCGAAGAAGGAAATAACGAAGAGATTGTAGAGAGCCAAGTGAAGACTCTTTATAATGATCCGGTAGACATTTCGATGCCCGACCTGCTTCTTCCTCCCCCCCCCGAAGAAGCTAAGACGAATACAATTCAAGACGCTGCTGCGGTAGCCTTTAAATTTGGGTTCATAGGGGCAGGCCAAGGGGGGTCTCGTATCGCGGAGACCTTTCACGACTTGGGCTACAGAAGGGTTGGGGTAATTAATACCGCTCAACAAGATTTAAATACTATTAAATTAGAGAATAAATTATGCATCGGCAGTGGGGGCGCAGGAAAAGACCCTGCGGTAGCCGCGAAATGTTACCAAGATAAGTCGGAAGATGTATTAGACTTTATGAGGCATAGCTTCGGCGACGATTTAGATAAAATATTTGTATGTGCGGGAGCTGGAGGAGGCACGGGCTCCGGCTCAGTTGTACCTTTAGTTAAGTCCTCCCAAGAACTCTTAAAGACTTTAAAAGCTAAGAACTCTAAAGTTGGAGTTATTCTTGCTCTTCCTAAAAATTCCGAAGGAAAAAAAGTAAACGCTAATGCTCACAAAGTTTTAAACGAAGCTTATGGACTCGTAGAGCAAGGAATTGTATCTCCTTTAATTTTAATAGATAACGAGAAAATTGGGAAGTTGTACCCCAACCTAGCAGTATCTCAATTTTGGAAAGCGGCCAATCACAGCATGGCGGGGCTTTTTCATTTATTCAATCACACCGCCGCTAAAGATAGCACTTATTCCGCTTTTGACTCTAATGATTACGGAAGCCTTCTTAATTCAGGGCTTATAGTCTTTGGAGCTTCCCCAGTAAACGAATGGAACGATCCTGTTGCTATCTCTAGAGCTGTTAGAGAAAACCTTAAAAACAATATCCTCACGGGAGGAGTAGACTTATCCACCGGAAGTTGCGCGGCTGCGGTTATGATAGGGGGAACCGAGCAACTCAACACGATACCTCAGTCAAGCTTGGATCAGGCTTTTGATCAATTATCAAGAATGCTCAAGCCTCATAGCGTGGTTCACAGAGGAATATATAGCGGTGATAAGCCAACTCTAATGGTGTTTAGCGCGGTAGGTGGGCTCGACAAGCCAGCTTCCAAGTTAAGCGAGTTAGCTCAGTTGGGTGATCTTACTTAAATGGATGAGAAAGAGATATATAAAAAACTATTAGAGATAGAAGGCAAGAGGAACAAGCATTCTATCTTTTTAGATTTATTTATATTGATTTGTTTCATTATGTTTGTAGGCTGGTCAATAACTAAAGACATTACTCAAGAAACCGAGCAACAAAAACTTAACAGAACTATATTTCAGCAAAAAATGTTAATAGAGCATATACATAAAGATAATATTAAATTAAGAGACGCTCTTGAAAAGCTTTTGGACGCAACTGATCCAAAAAAAACAAAAAGCGAAGCATAATTCGCTTCTATTCCTATCAAAATAAACTATAATAAAAATACTATGGCTACTAAAAATAATAATAATGTTAAACCGGGCTGGAAAAGCACCGAGTTTTGGGTAACACTTTCCGTGACTTTAGCATCTTTGGCTTGGGGCGCGGGTATCGTGGACCCAGAGGGCGGCTCCAACGCGGATAAGGTTTTTGGATTCATCTGTTCTGCAGCCGCAGCTTTGGGGTACACCATCTCCAGAGGCCTCGCAAAGAAACAGGGCTAAACGATGGCGTGGATATCTGCGTTATTCAAAGCTCTTTTAGAGTGGTTATCTGCCGAGGTAAAAAAAGATACCAAGGCGGCTGACGCAGATACCACGCCCAAAAGCCTTAAAGACAAATGGCGCAAACGCATAGAAGAGCAAGAAGCCAAATCAAAGAAAAAAAATGAAGAAGATATTTCTACTAGCAACTAGCTGTGCACTTCTTTTAGGATGCGGCTCTACTCGCGTAGTTTTCGTAGACACTCAATCTAACCTAGTTAGAATTGGCCCGAATTTTCCCGCCGGGAAGGTGTATGTCCTTAAGAATGGGGAGTGGACTCTTTCCAAAAATAAGCTTAAACTCCCTGAGGGGTGGTATGCTGGAGGACTCCCTCAAGACTAAAGATGAGCCGCGTCTACTCTTTTAATGATTACAAAATCAAGGTAACCGAAACTCTCAACGAGGAAGAGCGTTGGAAAAAAAATAGCTGGGGAAGCTATGATAAGATTTTCAAGGTAATTGAAGGAGAGTCTCCGGGGAAAATAAATTTAAACGAACAGGTCTGTTTTGGCAACCACCGAAGCGGATGGTCTTACGTGCTAGATACGCTAGCGCCCCTCCATAAGGACGAGGGAATATTTTTCGACTCGTTTATAGAGAGAAATTTCTCTTGGACTAAAAAAACGAAAACCTATACTGAAGATTGGATAGGGGTACTACATAACCCTCCCTTTACTCCCGATTGGTTTTTTGGATTTAATTCTTTAGAAAAAATTATACCGAAACCAGAATTTCAAGAAAGTCTAGAGCGCTGCAGAGGGTTTTTTACGCTTTCTACTGATTTAGCGGAGTATGTACAGCAAGAGACCGGAATCCATACTCAACCATTAATTCATCCCACTGAAATACCTGATAAGATTTTTAATTTTGACAAATTTTTAGAGAACAAAGATAAGAAAATATTTTTGATAGGATATTGGCTAAGAAACATGCTGAGTCTTTTTCTTTTACCGCTAGACGACTCTTCTGGCTATCGGAAGATGAGGCTGTTACCTTATAGCGGAGAGAGCCCGATAAAGACAATTAACTATTTTTTAATTAAACAAAAAGAGATTTACGGGAAAGATGTTCCTGCTAAATATAACGACAACACATACGATTTAAATAGACTAAGCAATGAAGCTTACGATAATCTTTTTGTGGACAATGTTATGTTTTTAGACCTTTATGCTTCCAGCGCCAATAACGGAGTGATTGAAGCTATTGCTAGAGCCACACCGACTTTGATCAACAAGCTTCCAGCTACTATAGAATACTTCGGGAAAGATTACCCTTTGTTTTTTGACACTCTTGAGGAGGCGGCGGCTAAAGCTTTAGATTATGATTTAATTGAAAAAGCGCATCAATATTTACTAACATGCGAAACCAGAAGCAAGCTCGACGGAAATTATTTTAAGAATAGCTTGGAGGAAAGCTCGATATACCAATCTCTTTAAATCATGGAAAAGTCTTTGCTAAATAGCTTAGTTGATAACGTTTACGTCTTAAATCTTGAAAAGGATTTAAATAAATATGATATTTTAAAAAAGAAGTTAGGCCAAAAAGAAATAGATCACCAAAGATTTGTAGGGATTGACGGGTATGAGGGACCCCTTTCCTTCGAGGCAAGGGAGTACGCGTTTAGGAAATTGATTGATGGATATAGAGACGAGAATCTATATAAATTATTTTTAAGACGGGGAGCAGCGATGCTCGCTACCCCAAGCATAGGGGCTTACCGATCTTCTGGAGCAATGGGTTGCGTATTATCGAATATAGAGCTTATTCAGGACGCTCTCGACAATAAATATGAAAAAATATTAATTTTTCAAGATGACATTTATTTTCACAAGCGATTTGATGAGATGCTTAACAACGCCGTAGAAACTGTCAAATCCAGCGACGTGTTTTACTTGGGAGCTAGTGAGTACAATCACGTTTTAAGAAAAAGAAAATGGACGGACCCAAATTGGAATTACGAAAGAGTTCATTACCCCGTGACTAGGGAAACCTGTGGAATGTATGGAGTTGTTCTGAGTAAAAAAATGTTCGATCCCTTACTTAAACTCTTAAGCTTTAAATTTTTTCCAGCAGATACATCCGTGGCTTTATTGGCGGCGGAAATGTTTCCTGATTCTAGCGTAGTAGCTTATCCTAATCTAATAATTCCTGATCAAACCCATAGCCGCACTGCACCGGGCAATAAAACACCCGAAAATAAACGCGTACACATGCCTTTAAAACAAAATTATACATTAGGAATGGGGTGGGACCTTGATTATTACGAAATAAAGGAAAGGTATTGCGGATGATCATTAGTCACAAAAATAAATTTATTTTTGTACATGTTCCAAAGACGGGAGGAACGAGTATAGCTCACGCTCTTTATCCCTTTCTCGACTTAAGTCAAGATGTAATTTTAGGGGGTCACCCTAATCACGAATCTGAGGATGACGAAGAAAAGAGGAAGAACGGCGAACTTTACAAGCATAGCTCCGCTACTGAAATAAGAGAAGAAGTAGGAGAAGAAATATGGCGAAGCTATTACGTATTTGCTTGCGTGCGTAATCCGTATAGCAGAATGGCCTCTCTTTATAATTGGTGGTGGTCAACGGAAAATGGAGGCGCATCGAAGAAAGAGGAAACTAGAGGAGTAGGTTTTGAAGAATTTGTATTAAGTAATTACGGTGGGATACTCGCTCGCCCTCAAGTAGAGATGATTTGCGAAGAGTCTAAAAAAAATAAAATTCCTTTAGATTTTCGCACTCGGATATTGGTGGATGGGCTCATAAAACAGGAGGAGTTAGGATGCGGCTTCAATTACTTATGCGGGCTTTTTGATCTTCCTAAATTAAAATTATTGAAAAAGAATGAAAGTTTGGCAGAAAAAGATTTTAAGTTTCAAAGTCTTTACAATCAGAATTCATACAACTACGTTACTCAAAGCTTTCAAGGGGATTTATTAACATTCGAATACAGCTTTCCGCCTTTAAAGGACTTTAATGGGGAATACTTCTAATAAATTTTGCAATAAGCCATTTGATCATTTCGAGACTCAAGGAAATGGACAAGCCGCTTTATGCTGCCCTTCATGGCTAAAATATTTTACGCCCCCTCTAAATAAAAATTATTCCATTAAGGAAGCTTTTAACAATGATGACGTAAAGGAAATAAGAAGAAGTATTCTAGATGGCTCATTTCGCTACTGCAATCACGAGTTGTGCCCGCATATAAAATCTAATTCGTTACCTCTTAGAGACTCAGTGGAGGACAAGCGCCACCGCGACATTATAGACAACAATATTATAGACGATCTCTCTCCGGTCTTTTATAATTTATGTCATGATAAATCTTGCAACTTGAGTTGTCCTAGCTGTAGAAAAAAAACTTTTAGCATTACTTCGGGGCCTGCTTACGAAAGAAGCTCGGAAATTCAAGAGCAGTTAATCGAGGGGATTTTTAATAAGCCTCATGATAGATATTGTCTCATAAGCGTAACTGGGTCAGGAGACCCCTTTGGATCAAAAATATTTAGAGATTTTTTATTTAACGTAGACGGCTCCAATTTTCCTAAAGTATTTTTTAATCTCCAGACAAATGGGGTTTTATTTAACGAGAAGACTTGGGAAAAAATGTCAAAAATACAAAAAAATATTAATACAGTCATCGTCTCCATAGATGCAGCCACTGAAGACACATACAAAATTACGCGCAGGGGAGGGCGCTGGGGAAAACTTCAGGAAAATTTAGCTTTTCTTTCTTCGCTAAGGAGGCGAAAAATGATAAATCAATTAAGGTTGGATTTTGTTGTCCAGCAAGCTAATTACAAAGAAATGATTGATTTCGTTAAGTTAGGGAAACGGTTAGGGGTTGATAAAGTTTACTTTTCTAAAATTATAAATTGGGGAACATTTACTGAAGAAGAGTATAATCATCATTGCGTATTGAGAGAGGGCCATGTAGAATTTAAGGGGCTTCTTGAGGTTTTGAAAGACGCTATATTTGACGACCCAATCGTTAACCTCGGAAACCTTACTGAATTCTAAGATGAAAATAGCAGTTTGCGTAGTTGGTCAGCCAAGATTTTATAAAAACACAATAGAGTCGTTTAGGCAAGAATTTTACGATTTTCCGGGTCACGATGTTGATGTTTTTATGCATTGCTGGAGCGACGTGGGAAACTCGCCAGAAGATGATATTGAAGATCACAACGAGAAGAACGAAGTTCAATCTCTAAAAGATGATATTTGGAATACGTATAGCTCCAGTAAAAGCTATTTAAGTTTAGTTGTTGAAGACCCCGAAGAAACCTTTGGATTATTTTGTGATTCCCTATCTAATGTTTTAAACACTTTGAGGCTCGATAAGTGGCTAGATGACACAACGGAAGATTGGAGAAAGCATCTTGGCAAAATTCCAATAAAAACTGCGCCCGGAGTAAATTCAGATAAAACCTCTATTCGTATATCCACTGGTCGCTCTTTAAGATACTCGACGGGACAATTTTACAGCTTAGGCAAAGCGATAGAGCTTAAATCATGGCACGAAAAAGAGAATAATTTTAAATATGATCTTGTAATTAAAACTAGAACTGATCTTGTTTTTCGACCTAAAGAGTTGTACGAAAACGAGGAGGATTACTACAAAGAAAAAGAAGATTATTATTTCCAAGGCCTTAGAAAAAATAAGCGTGGTGTTTTTGGGAAAGGGTTGACGATTTTAACTGGCTTTCACGACGAGGGGAAGATGAAAATTGCGCTTGAAAGCTTAGAAATAGAAAAGGGTAAGATAACGAATATAACGCCCGTAAAAGAAGACCCATTTAATATGAGTCTTCGCGCAGATAACATCTTAGAGAGTTCGACTCTCCCTGCTTATCCTTGGAAATTTTATCAGAAAGATTGGCATCTGTTTTCAGACTCTGAGTCTGCCGACGCGGGATGGTCCACGTTGCTTTCTTCGTACATGTCTCATATCGCCAGAGACATAAATAGATTTACTAGCGGAAAGGAGATGTACATACTCCATGAAGGCGAAAGTATTTACGTTGCATCGGCGCTGTCTAATGATGTTAACCTATACGCTATTAAAGGCTCTACAAGGGAGTTCAAAGTTGTTAATCCAGACCCTAGC